TAACTGAATAAAATCTCCTTTTTTTAATAAATTAGTAGATGCATCACCATTAAATATTGTAATGTCAAAAGCACCAACAGCATGCGCGCCGTTTACCTGTATGGTATTTGTTACACTACCTCTAGGGGTTTTGCTGTCTGGCTCGGGCATTAAAAATGTGCCTTTAGTGCCGTGTAATTGTGTTAAAAATACTTGCCATTCTGAGGCTTGTTCTCTATTTAAAGGTGGTAAAGTAAGTGTTGCTGTCCATTGTGTACCCTCATATTCGTGTACTGTTTGCTGGTATG